ATGGTCGTTGATTTGTGGGCACAGGGAATCGAAGTGCCGCCGCTGTCGTCTCGCCAGATCGCTGCCGAGGCCGACGCGGTGCTGGCGGAGTACGCGAAACGATTCGGGCCGATCACGAAACCTCCCATCGAAATCGAAGATGTCGCGACCTCGGTGTTGCCGCTGACTTTTGGCTTCTCGGATCTCCAGAGCCAACTTGGTGGTCGCGTTCATGGTGCGATCTGGTTCTCGCGACAGCACATCCTGATCGACGACGCGCTGAATCCAGATCGCTTTCCCGATCTTCTCGGTCGCTATCACTTCACGCTCGGCCATGAAATCGCACACTGGCAGTTACACCGGTTTTTGTTCCTGGACGAAGCCGGACATGCGGTCTTGTACGGTGACGAGGAAATGCCGGACGTGATTTGTCGCAAGGATCACGCTCGTCCCTTGATCGAACGACAAGCCGATGAGTTCGCTGGTTGTTTACTGATGCCCGAATGGTTGCTCAGGCCGGCGTGGCGAATGCTAACCGGCAGCGATGATCCGATTTGCGACTGCCGGCTTCGAGAACTCGTGCCGACGATCGAGCCGATTCGTTTCTTGATCGACGCCGATGGGATCGAGGTCCAGCCGGATCCGATCCGTTTGATGCGTGAGGTGTTCTGTGAATCGCTGGCGGATCAATTCGCGGTGTCGGACGAGGCGATGCGGATTCAATTGGAGTATCTGGGTTTGTTCGCTGAGTAGGCAGCTTTGAGGGTTTGTTCATGCCTCCTAATCGGAGGCATTCGTTTTTGATTCATTGTTTAGTGTGTAGTGTACGGTATGTTTCCGGGAGGGTGAAAAGACGATGTCATTAGCTGGGTTTAATCCGCGGAATGTCCTGCGGCAGACTTCCAACGGTTTGCTGGAGGAAATGTTTGGCGGGCTGAAGATTCCGATCGACGTGAATTGGTCCGAGGCGATCGAAACGGACGTGGAACCGATCTTTCAGGCGTATCAGTCGCTGGAGGAGCCGACGAGACAGAAGATCGAATTGCTACTGCGTGACTTGCATTCGATGGCCACGGAGTCGGGACAACGTTCGATCTTTCAACAAGCCATCCAAATTGGCGAAGACGATTTCCTTGCGGAACTAGAACGGTTCGATAGCCGGTACGACGTCGCGATGCTGACCTATCTGTCGAAGCCGGAGGTCTGGCAAGTGGCCGCGCGCTTCGCGGCAGCCGACCGCGTGATTGGCGGGCGATCGTCCCAGCGGCGAATCAACCTTCCGTCGGCGAAACCTCGAACCTCGCCCCAGCACATGAAGTCGTTCTCTGGTGCCTTGTCAGCGTTCTATTCGGCTCATCAGGGTCGCGGCCGGCAATGCGTGGCCGAGTACTTGCTGCGCTGCGAGAACCTGCACTATGTCTTCGCGAGCCTGGACGACTATCGCAAAACGTTCATGAAGCTGATCGACGGCGGCAACGCGTTCAAGCGGGTTTGTGAAACGCATGTGTTTGAAAACGTATTTGCCTACGACGAAGCGAATCACGTTCTCGACGTGTACGCGCTCGGTGGAAAACCGACAATCGGTCCGCTGCAAAAGATCTTTGCTCGCGAGTTCCTGGGGATCGAATTGCCGCCGGAAGATCCCAACGCCGAGCCATTCTCGCTGGGGATCCTGTTGGATCCGAAGTTTCGGTTTCCGACTGATCCCGAGGACGCTGTTCGCTCGGTCGTGATTGCGGCGGCTCGTGTGTTGATTCTCGGCTCAAAAGAAAAGTTGCACTTCAATCCGAACGTCGACTTCGGACCATCGAGTTTTCAACGCATGATCGAACGATACATCCGGCAAGACAACTTGCCGCGGTCGATCATGCATCTCGAGCGCGTCGACCTGCGATTCCTGATGGAAAACGGTCACGAGTTCAACCTCTCAATCACGCGGCCCAACCGTAGCACCATCAAATCGTTGGCGACGCGAGATCGCTTGTTGGCTGAAAAGTACCTTCGTCAGTGGGGGATCGACCTTGCGAGCGATTGTGACGCTGTTTCGGTTGCTTGACCGAGGCGATGAACCGTTGGTGGATTGCGACACGCTTCGATTACTGGGCGGTTGCGATCCCGACGACCTAGTTCGATCCGGCGTGTTGGTGCCGGCCGAGCCGTCGATGTCGCTGCATGCAAGTTGCGGACAATGCAATGTCCACGATGTGGTTCGTGTTCCGCGACCAACTGGGGTTGAGTTTTACGAAGCGTGCCCTTTCGACGGCGCAGACTTGGTTGAGAAAGAGCGATTGCGGCAATGGTCGATTGACGGTCGGGCGATCGCGGAATTGTTTGCCTCGGCGATGCCGGACGGCGGCCCGGCGGAAACACTGTTACCGGGTGTGGCGTGGAGAATTGGCGAGGTGCAAGTTGGTGGTGAATCGTTTCCGATTGTTTTGACGACGACCCGATCAGCATCGCGTCTGGCAGACCGGAGTGGTGCGTCACGAATGATTTTGATTGGCGATGAGCTTCCCGGCGAGGGTTTCGCGGGAAGACTGAGCATCACTGAAGCTTTCGCTATTCGCTCGAAACGGGTCCAGTCGCGACCGGAGCGTTTTGCACAGGTCTTGCCATTGTCGAGTGTGCCGCTGGGAAATGCGTTCTATCGCAAAGGCCAGATGTGGGTGGTGCGGTTCGAGGGGCAGGAGACCTACCTCGAGAACAATGTCGGACCACTCTACATCGCTCGGCTGTTGGCGACGCCGCATCGAGCGGTACCGGCGGTCACGTTGTTGGCCAGTCGCATCGGGATCGACGAGCGACAGCTGATTGGATCGTCCGGCGAATTGACGGACGAAGCGGCGGTGGAAGAGTGTCGGGGTCGGTACCACGAACTGCTGGACGAGATCGCCGAAGCGAAAGCGAACCATGACTTGGGATGGCTGGAAAAGCTGCAATCCGAACAGGACCAGTTGGCCCTGCACTTTGCATCGGTATTGGGCAAGGGTGGCAAACCTCGCGAAGTTGGCGACATCAAGAAAGTGAGCCAATCGGTTTCGGTCGGTATCAAGCGAACACTTGATGTACTCGACACGGAATTGAAACCGCTGGCAGATCATTTACGAGCGCACCTCAGTCGCGGTGTTTGTCCGATCTATTCACCGCCGTCCGAAATCGACTGGTTGGTGTGAACTATCTGGAAACAAGCTCGCTGCATAAGCAACCACAAGAGCTAACAAACAACACTTTAAGCCTTAGGACAACGATGACTCTCAGAAACCGAATCCAAAAAGCGTTAAAGCAAGAACGCGGAATCCGGCTATCGGCCGCGGAAGTACAAGGAATCGCTTCGGCGTTGCATATTGATTTCCCGGTGACGCGACCGATGATCGCACGGCGGTCCAAGCCGTCACCATCAAAAACGCCGATCGACGGGCACGTGCGTTGGATGATCAATCGAGATTTGAAAGATGTTGTGGCGATTGATGTTGCGGCAACCTGTGCTCCGTGGAGCAAAGACGACTACAAAAGTCGCCTGAGCCAACGAAATACAGTCGCCATGGTGATTGAGTTGCCTCGCGTCGGCCGCCGCAAGCCCGTGGTTGTCGGTTCCATGGTCTATCAACTCCACAAGCAGCATGTCGAGTTGGAACGGATCATTATCAAACCAGAGGTTCAATTGGGTTCATTTGGGCGGCAATTGATTTCCGAGCTGCGATCGAGATTGACCCGAGAACGTCGTACGCGAATCAAAGTCACGGTCGAGGAATCCAATCTTCGCCTCTTGCTGTTTTTTCAAGCGGTCGGGTTTTCTGCGGTTGAATCATCTGGCGGAAGAGTTGTCATGGAGCATTGGTGGAACGACGACCCCAGTCCGTTTCGCGACGTTCAAAAGCGTCAGCGATCCGGATCAACGCGGTCATCGCGCGAGGACCGTGATCAAGAGGGCGACAACCGTATCGGTGTCTAAAAACTTTTCTTAGCGACTCCAAATGTCGCTCGGCGACTTGAGAAGTCGCGGCACGTCTTCGCTGTGAGGACGTGACGAACGAACCTCGCCGGCCGCCTGCGGTTTTTTCGTGACATGGCTTGTCGCGACGCAGCTTCTTTGCGGTCTGTGCGAATCGCTCGCATCACGGGATGCCTCCAGCCGGAGACAACCATGAGTGCGAATACTCAAGCGGAAGGCAAACGGCTTGGCGAGGAGATTCTCAACGACTTTGCGATGAAGACGGCGCGGATCAAGGCCGAGCAACTCCATCGCCGACCGGAATTCAGCGACTGTGACGCCGAAGACATCGCTCAAGAGTTGCTGATGTACTTGATCCAAAAGGCTGACTGTTTCGACCCGTCGCGATCGAAGGTGAACACGTTCATCAATCGAGTCATCAACTCGGGCGTGCGAGAGCTGTTGCGATCGAGGAAACGCCACAAACGGCATCCGATCGAAGATGGCGTGCAAATGCAATCGTTTGAGACGCCCGTCGACACGGTGGATGAGACTTTCGCGACTCTGGGCGGCGAAATCTGTGACGAGGACCAGGTCCGGCGAAACCAGTCGTCTTACAGCGATCCATTCACGGCGATCGACGAAGCGGACGCTATGGAGGTCGCGCTGCAGAAAATGCCTGCGGAATTACGGCGGGTTTGCGAGTACCTGCGTTGTCATTCGATGAGCAGCACGATGGAAAAGTTTGGTTTGCCGCGTCGGCGGTTCAACACGGTGCGTGCCGAGATCGCCAAGCATTTGAAGAAGTACGGCGTGGCCAATTTCTGAGATTGGCGTACAGGGCGACCAATTCACGGCATAGGTAACCAGGGGCGGCCAACGGGTCGTCGGAACATCAAACCTCCCATCCACCAGGTTAGCGAATGAGTGATTTGGACATCGAACGCCGCGTGGCGCTTTCATTGGCGGTCGGCCGTTACTTGCGATCGGCCGACCGCTTTAACGAAGCGTCACGAGATTTCACCGGGGCGTGCAAATCGCTCCGCAAGCAACTGGGCACCAACCAACGATTCGTCGCCCAGATTGATTTCAAACACTACCTCGTGACCAGCGATCGCGATGGCAATTTCGACATCGAAGCGATCCCAACTCTGTAATTCCAGCCATCCCAAACATTTAGCGAAGGAACCATCCAACCCATGACCAACTTACTCGAAACCATTCAGTCTGGCCGGCAATCGAAGCCGCCTCGTGTCTTGCTCTACGGTGTCGAAGGCATCGGCAAGTCGACCTTCGGCAGCGAAGCCCCCAAGCCGATCTTCATTCAAACTGAAGACGGCCTCGACGAAATCGAATGCGATCGCTTTCCGCTGGCGACGAAATTCGATGACGTGATCGCAGCCCTGAAGACGCTCGTCAACGAGAAGCACGATTACGAATCCGTCGTGATCGACTCGCTCGATTGGCTGGAGCGTCTCGTCTGGGACAAACTCTGTCAGCAGTACGCCGTCGAGTCGATTGAAAAGGTCGATGGCGGGTACGCTCGCGGTTACATGCACGCCCTCTCCCTGTGGCGTGAAGTGCTCGACCTGCTCAATGTGCTGCGATCGCGTGGCATGGTGACGGTCTTGATCGCCCATTCCAAGGTCGAGCGGTTCGAGGATCCCGAATCCTCGCCCTACGACCGCTATTCGCCGCGACTGCACAAGCACGCCGCTGCCCTCGTGAAAGAGTGGTGCGACGCCGTGCTGTTCGCGACGCGAAAGATGCGCACGCAGAGCGAAGACGGAGGTTTCAACCGCAAACGCACCATCGCTCACGCGATCGGCAAAGACGGTGGCGAACGCGTCGTTCGTGCTTACGGATCGCCCAGTTGCGTTGCCAAGAATCGTTACGGCATCGCTGAAGAATTGCCGCTCTCGTGGGCGGCGTTCGTGGCAGCGATGTCGGCCAAGTAATTGACTCAACCAATTCTCTTTCTACAGACTCCAAACGAAGGACCACAGACTTACCATGGCAAACCTCAACGGCTTTGATGCCAACACCGTCGAACCAGCCGACGATCTCGAACCGATCCCTTCTGGCAAGTACGTCGCCGTCATCACCGACAGCGAAATGAAACCCACGAAATCTGGCACGGGCAACTATCTGCAGTTGACGTTTCAGATCGTGGAGGGCGAGTACGCAAACCGTCTTCTCTGGGTGCGTCTCAACCTCGACAACCCCAACGCGACCGCGGTGGAAATCGCCCGGCGGGAGTTGTCTGCGATCTGCCGGTCGGTTGGCGTCTTGGTGCCAACCGACTCGGCGGACTTACACAACTTGCCATGCGTGATTCATGTGCGAGTCAAACGCCGTAACGACACCGGCGAGTTGCAGAACGAAGTGAAGGGATACTCGAAGAAGGACGCTGTTGCCCAGCCGATCGCCGCCTCACAAGTCAGCGGTTCGGATGACCAGTCCGCGTCCCCGCCTTGGAAGCGTTAACCGCCCGACAGCTTCCAAGGAACGGCACCCAGTCAGCATTGGATTGTTGGCTGGGTGTTTTTATTCGCTCATTGAACATCGAAGTAAGCCACCATGATCCGACTCACGTTGCCCTATCCGCCTTCGGTCAATCATTACTGGCGACACGTTGGCAATCGCGTGTTGATCAGCAAGGAAGGCCGAAAGTATCGAGCGGCCGTCAGCTCGCTTCTGAATCGCAAGAACATCGAAACGCTGACGGGCGACTTGATCGTCGACATCGTCGTCCATCCGCCCGATCGACGCCGGCGTGATGTCGACAACTGTTTGAAGGCGATGTTGGACTCGATGCAGTGGGGCGGTGCGTACGAGGACGATAGCCAGATCGTGCGATTGACGATCGAGAAACGGGAACCGGCACCGAAAGCGGGCAACGCCGAAGTTGTGATTCAACGCATCCCGGCACCGATCGGGAAAGCCGGCTTTCGCTCATGCTTGCGTTGCGACGAGGCCTTTGTTTCCACCGGGCCTGGCAATCGCATCTGCGAGAGTTGCACTTTCATCAATGACCTGCTGCCACCGGCGATGCCAATCGAACGAGGTAGCAAACGGCACAACGGGGAGTTGATGTGATGAAACTGCGGTCCTATCAGCAAGCCGCCGTCGATGCGGTCTACGATCACCTGCGAAACCGCGACGACAATCCCGTCGCGGTTTTGCCGACGGGTGCGGGCAAGAGTCTCGTGCTGGCCAAAATCGCATCTGATGCCGTTGGGCAATGGAATGGTCGCGTACTGATCTTGGCGCACGTCAAAGAGCTGCTCGAACAGAATGCCGACAAGGTTCGTCGGTTGTGTCCCGATATTAAGGTCGGACTGTATTCGGCCGGCCTCAAGAAACGCGACACGAACACTCCCGTTCTGGTCGCCGGCATACAAAGTATCTACAAGCGAGCGTGTGACCTTGATCCGTTTGATCTGATCGTGGTCGATGAAGCCCATCTGATCTCAAAGAAGGGCGACGGCATGTACCGGCAGTTCCTGGCCGACTGCAAAGTCATCAATCCGCACGTTCGCGTTATTGGCCTGACTGCCACGCCATTCCGCCTCGACTCCGGCATGATCTGCTCGCCTGAGCATTTCTTAAATCAAGTCTGTTACGAGATCGGTATCAAGGAACTGATCCGTGACGGATACCTGAGTCCGCTCATTTCTAAGGCCGGCGTAAATCGTGCCGACTTCGGCGGACTGCATCTTCGGGCCGGCGAGTTCGTCAGCGAAGAAGTGGAGTCTTTGGTCAACGACGACGCCCTCGTGTCGGCCGCGTGTGGCGAGATCGTTGAACTGACGGCCGATCGCCGGGCAGTGTTGATCTTTGCGTCGTCCGTCGCACACGGGCGGCGTGTCGTTGAAGTGTTGCGGGAAAATCACGGCATCGAGTGCGGTTTCGTGACCGGCGAAACACCAGCGGGCGAACGAGACGAACTGTTGGCCCGCTTCCGTGGCGATGCCCCAACATCGTTGATCGAAACCGAACCGCTACGCTTTCTCTGCAACGTAAACGTGCTCACCACCGGTTTCGACGCACCGCGAGTCGATTGCGTGGTGATGCTGCGTCCCACGATGTCGCCTGGCTTGCTTTATCAATGCGTCGGCCGCGGCTTTCGCTTGCATCCCGGCAAGGAAAACTGCCTGGTCCTCGACTTTGGCGGCAACATTGAACGCCACGGACCGATCGACCAGATCAAGCCGAAAGACAAAGCCAAACGGCCGGACCAATGCCCACCTGCAAAAGAATGCGAGAAATGTCACGCCTTGGTCGCATGTGGTTATGCGAATTGTCCCGAGTGCGGTCATCCGTTCCCGCCACCCGAGCGAGAAGCTCATGATGCCGAGGCAAGCGAGGCCGGAGTATTGTCTGGCGAAGTGACCGACACCGAGTACGACGTTCAAGACATCATCTATCGCGTGCATCGTAAGCGAGACGCCGACGAAGACGCACCACGATGCCTGCGCGTTGACTACATGATCGGCCTCGAACGTTGGCAAAGCGAGTTCATCTGTATCGAGCACTCTGGCTACGCACGTCGCAAAGCCGAAGCTTGGTGGAGTGAGCGCTGTCTCGATCCCTGCCCATCGAATGCGGACGAAGCGGTTGATATTGCCGGCTCGGGGCTTCTCGCGGCGACCGAAACACTCTCGGTCCGCTCGATCTCAGGCCAGAAATACGACCGCATCATCAAGCAGACCCTTGGTGACATTCCAAACGCGGCACTGGAAGAGGCACCGTTTTGATGGCCGATGCGCGGGAGCAAGTTGCGATCTATCGACAACGTGGCTGGTACTGCGTGCCGCTGCGCCCTCGGTCAAAGTCGCCGTCGCGCCGTGACTGGACAAAGTTGCGATTGAAGCCCGAAGCGTTTCCCGAGAACAGCAATATCGGCATCATTCTTGGCGAGCCATCCGGTTGGATCGTGGACGTCGATCTCGATTGTCCCGAAGCGATCGAACTGGCCGATCAATATCTGCCACCGACTGTGGCAGTAACTGGCCGGCCGTCGGCACCCCGTTCGCACCGTTGGTACATCGCGGCTGGCGCGACCACGGAAAAGCACCAAGACCCCAACGACGGTTCGATGATCGTCGAGCTGCGATCCACCGGAACTCAAACCGTTGTCGGCCCCAGCATCCATCCCGAAGGCGAACCTTACGATGTCCTCGACAATGAACCCGCAACCGTTCCTGCGCCCATGTTGGCTGCGTGCGTGAAAGCTCTGGCTGACGCCGTGATCGTCAAACGTGGCGTAAGCATCCGGCTTGTGAACCCTGTAACATCGCAGGCTGGAAGCCTACGCCACGCGGGCAACGATGTCGAAACCCGAGCCATTGCCTACTTGAACGCCATGCCGCCGGCGATTGCGGGCAGCAGCGGTCACTCGCAAACGTTCGCCGCCGCGACCGCGCTGGTTCACGGTTTTGGCATCGAACCGGATCGTGCCCTGGCGATTCTCGCTGCGGACTACAACCCACGATGTTCGCCGCCCTGGTCCGATCGCGAACTCCAACACAAAATCAACCAAGCCGCCATCAAATCTCACGACCGGCCGTTTGGTTGGCTCCGCGATGACGGTCCGATCGAAACGGCAAGCGAAGTCGATCTGTCTGGGTTCATGACGAAACCGAAGATGACGGTTTCCGAAGACGCAAAGCCATCGTCCAAGTTCACGGGAATCGCGGATCCTGGGATGTTGCCCGAGCGGCTGTTTGAAGTTCCCGGATTCGTTCGCCGCGTCATGGACTTCTCGCTCGCCAACGCGCCTTACCCGAATATCGGCCTTGCCTTTTGCGGCGCGATGGCGTTGCAGTCGTTTCTGGCCGGTCGCAAAGTCGCCACGGCCGGTGATCTTCGTACGAATCTCTACCTGCTCGCGCTCGCCGGTAGCGGAACCGGTAAAGAATTCCCTCGAAAGGTCAACTCGCAAGTCCTTTTCCAGATTGGCGAGGCGACTTCGATCGGTGACAAGTTCGCGTCGGGCGAAGGAATCCAGGACGCCCTGGTTCGCAGCGGACGCATGTTGTTTCAGAACGATGAAATGGACGGTGTTTTGCGGCAGATCAATCTCGACCGAGAAAACAGCCGCGAGTCGATTCCGAACATTTTGTTGACGCTCTACACATCCGCTGGCGATGTCTATCCGATCCGCGTGAAAGCAAACCAGAAAGAGGCAATCCATGTCGATCAGCCCCACCTGACGTTGTTCGGCACTGCGACGCCTCAATACTTCTACGAGTCGTTATCGAAGCGAATGTTGACCAACGGCTTCTTTGCCCGGCTGAATATCATCGACGTCGGCAAGCGTGGCAAAGGGCAAACGCCCGGATCGGCAAGAGACGTTCCCGAGGAGGTTTTGGAGATCGCGAAGTGGTGGGCGGATTTCGAGCCGGGCACTGGCAATTTCATGAAGTTCCATCCCAAACCGCTGCGTGTAGCGTTCACGCCGGAAGCGGAGGACGCGATTACGCAGTTGCGTGAACAAACCGAGGTGGAATACGACAAGGCCGACGACGCTGGGGACGAGGTGGCTCGTGCCGCATGGAGTCGGACGTGCGAGCATGCCAAAAAGCTGGCGTTGATCTACGCGGTCAGCGAAAACCATCTGCAGCCGATGATTTCGATTGATGCCGTGCGTTGGGCCAGCGAGTTTTCACTGCACCAAACCCGCCGGCAACTCTACCTCGCATCCGTTCACGTCGCCGAGAACCCGTTTCACGCCGAGTGCTTGAAATTCAAAAAACGTCTCGCCGACCGACCCAACTACACCATGGCTCGCCGTGAAATGATGCGTTCGATGACGTTGAAGGCAAGCGACTTCGATCAAATCGTACAAACGCTGATGCAGCAAGAAGACATCGAACCGGTCACGATCGAAACGCGAACCAAACCGGCGTCGGGCTATCGCCTCACCACGGTGCCCGATCTGCCCAAACAATCCGTCAGCCAATCCGTCAGCGATGATGCGGACGATTCTGACGTGTTGGCGACCAATGCGAACGATTTAGGCCTGGAATGATCGAATCTGTCAGCAAACGTCAGAGAGTCAAACTGACGGATTAGCTGACGGTTTTGGTACGCGGAAACCCAACGATATACGAATAAAAACACTCTCTCTCCTAATGCGTCAGCGTGTCAGTCCCACTCGCCCGCGATACACGTTTGCACGCATGAGGGGGCTGTCTGACGGATTCATTCATGACGCTTCTCAACGCGTAGGTACTCCCGGCCGATCCGTTCTCTGGTCAGGGCCGCGGGAACAGCAGCCTTATTAGGCACAGTTAGTTTCGGCTGTCCGAACGAAAATTCACGTCCGTCCGAACGCATCGGATCCCCAACCAACCACCCATCAAACCAACGACCGACCCAACCCTTCCCGTTTCATTCTCTCGCCTTGGAAGGGCAAACATGCAGGTCGAAATGTGGTCGCTTGATCGAATCAAGCCTTACGAGAACAATCCTCGCATCAATGACGACGCCGTTGATGCCGTCATCCTCTCGATCAACGAGTTCGGGTTTCGCCAGCCGATCGTGGTCGATACCGACGGTGTCATTATCGTCGGCCATACACGGTTCAAGGCGGCGAAAAAACTCGGACTCGCCGAAGTCCCCGTTCACATCGCGACGGACCTCGAACCTGAAGCGGTAAAAGCGTACCGGATCGCCGACAACCGGACTGGCGAGAACGCGCAGTGGGACTACGACCTGTTGCCCTTTGAAATCGGCGGATTACAAGAATCAGGTTTTGATGTTGAGTTGCTCGGTTTCGACGATGATGAACTCGCCAAGCTGCTCGATCCCGGTGTAACGCAGGGTTTGACGGATCCAGACGACATCCCCGAACCGCCAGACGAAGCGATCACGCAGCGCGGCGACATTTGGATCCTCGGCGACCATCGACTGATGTGTGGTGACTCGACCAGCGTCGAAGACCTCGATCGTCTGCTCTCCGGCGCGAAGATTCACCTTTGCAATACCGATCCACCGTACAACGTGAAGGTGGAACCTCGCAGCAAGAATGCGATCGCGGCCGGCAATTCGTCGTTCGAGGCTGGCAAGGGCCAGACGAAGGAAGGCCCGAAGAAGATGCGGGCCAAGGATCGGCCGCTTGCGAATGACTTTGTGTCCGACGAAGAGTTCGACCGATTGTTGAAAGCGTGGTTTGGCAACATCACTCGCGTGCTCGAACCCGGCCGTTGCTTTTACATCTGGGGTGGCTTCTCCAACATCGCCAACTACCCGCCGGTCCTGGCCGCAGCCGGTTTGTATTTTTCCCAGGCCATCATCTGGGACAAGCAACACCCCGTGATGACCCGCAAAGACTTCATGGGGGCACATGAATGGGCGTTCTATGGATGGAAAGAAGGTGCTGGTCACAAATTCTTTGGGCCAAACAACGCGACGGACCTGTGGCACGTCAAGAAGATCGCTCCGCAGAAGCTCGAACACCTCACTGGCAAGCCCGCCGAACTCGCGGTTTTGGCGATGCAATACTCGTCGCGGAAACGCGAGAACGTGCTCGACTTGTTTGGCGGCAGTGGCTCGACGCTGATCGGCGCGGAGCAGACGGGGCGCAAGGCATTCTTGATGGAACTCGATCCGCCGTACTGCGACGTGATCGTTGATCGCTACCAACGCTTCACCGGCAAGAAAGCGATCCTCGAACGGACCGGCGAATCGCCGATCCCCGTTGGCAAACGTGAGGAGAACATGCGGTGACTAGAGTTCCTTGCAGGACCAAGCTCCGTCGTCAAAGACATAGACAAATCGAGCGCCGCAATTCCTCGCGAAATCAATCAGCGAGTCATTGGTCGGCAACTTGGCCGGCGGATCGCCGTCTGAGAATTGTTCGGCCTCGCCGGTCTCGCGATTCAGACATCGCAAGTCGCCATGGGAGACGAGTTCCTCGGCGGCGGTTTGAGTTTGGTAGCTTTGCATCAGAATTTCTCCGGTGTGTTCGGGGTAACCGTCGTAGTGAAGGTAGACCGCTGCATACGTTCGGTCGGGGCGGTGGACGGCGATCGTCGCTCGTGTGGACATGGTGGTTGCTCCTTAGTTCGTTGTGTCGGCCGGCAGTCGCTCGACGACGTCCGGAGGAATGGAAAGCATCAGCGACCGGCCGCCCGCCCAATCAACATCGACTTGAGTCCAATCGCTATGCGGATAGACGCCGACCACCGTTCCGGTGGTGCCGGCGGGAATCGGATCGGGGTCGTCGGTCATCGAAAGCAGCCGCACGCGATCGCCCGCCTTGAGATTTGTTTTCATCGTTTTGATTCCTAGTTGCGAGCGTTGTTGGTTTCGTCGAGCAAAGCAGCGACTTCCGAAAGTTGAGCGTTGACCAAGTTCAACGCTCGTACGTGTGTCCATCGCAACGCCTTGTTGTCCGGCCGAATCATTCGGTCGAGTTGCAACTCGATGTGTTGCAAGAGATCGCGGGCAATCTGGTGAGCGTTTTCGTAAGCCGGTGCGGGTTGGATTGGCTGAGCGTTAAGCGTTTGAACCTTGCTCATTGTTGGTCTCCTTTCTCGTTGAGATAGATTTCGGTGCCGTTTTCGAGTTCAACCTTCGCCGCGCCGGCGCGTTTCGCATCGGTGACGATCGTTTGCACTGGTAGTGGTTCTTCGACTTCGATTCGCCGTTCATCGGCGAATAAGACAACCGATCGCATTCGCTGCGGTTGCATCTTCATTTCGTTTCTCCGTTCGTGTTGTTTGAAAACCGTTCGTACAACCACACATGAGCCATGGGTTTGCCGACACATCAAGCGAAGTCCACGAAACATTCCAAAACTTCAACATGTTTTTCGCCGGAGTGCGTTGGGCCACGACGTTGCCGCGTCTCGCGTGACTCGGGTGCGCCGCGTGGTTACGGCCGTCACGACGAAACGCCCGCACGTTGCCAACGTCGGGCGTCGTCGGCGGCGTTCGGCCTAAAAGCCGAGCGGCACCAAAACGTGGGCGTTCTTGCCCGTGACCGCGAACTCTTCGCCGGCCGTCGTCCTAGCCAAGATCGCGTCTCCGCGGCGGACCAAATATTCCACGACGCCGGCTTCAAAGTTGTCGCCGGCGATCGGCCGCAGTTCGTAACCCATGTCGGGTTCCGGCGGTGCGGTTTCTCCTTCAGCCAAGTCGGCGACCTGGCGGACGTCGCAAATGTACTTCATCGCTTCGCCCTATGCTCTCGCCGTGAACCGACCGCGTTCTGTTTTGACGAAGCGGCTATCATCGCCGCGTTTCATGTCGCGGAGGATCGCGGAGTACAGCGTCGCGTGCGGCGTCTTTCCGCCAGGGCTTTCCCACAACCCAGCTTCGGTCATCGCGGCGATCATCTCTTGCGCGTTCATCGGTTCCCCGCTATCAGCCAGGACCTTCAACGCCGCTTTCACGCACGAGAGCTTCTTTTCGCCGCCAGTGGTTTCCTCCGTCCTTTTCGCGACTCGTTTCCTGACCCGCGTTTCCGTTGCCGGCGTCTCAGTAGCCCGCGCCGATCCCTTCAACCGGCCGGCCGTCTTGATTCGCACTTTCTTACCCGTCGAAAGATTGGTCGCGTCCCAGCCTCCGTTACGGTTTTCCGCGTCGATTCGCACGGTCACCTTTTTGTTGGTCACAGTAGCGAAATACTCGCCGCCGATCTTTACGTCTGTTTTCTGCATCGTTCGTTCTCCGTTTGGGTTTCGTTCGTGGTTGGCTGCCATCGTCAGGCCGCGGGAACCACCCGCGACAACGCCCGTGTGCGTTTCGGCTTCCGTCCTTGCGAGTCGCGCCGCGGTTCCGTCCGCGGCGGTCGTTGTGCGGCCGGCGGGTTAACCACCCCGCCGAGAAGGCTCTTATTGAGCCGGTCGAGCATCTCGCAAAAGATGTAGTGCTCTTCCAAAAGCGGGCCGTCCGGTCCCAGTTCCGCGTCGGCCTTTTCAAGGGCGTCGACCAAGGGGCGAAGCTCCTCGGCGATCTTGTAGTACGACTGGCGAATTTCCTGATACGTTTCGGGGTCGAGCTTTCGCATCTCTGTGCGAAGGGCGGCGACTTTCGCTTTTTGCGTTTCGTTCATGGCCATGGTCTTGTCTCTCGTGAAAAGGGGTTTCAAATCGTTTTGCCGTTTGGCGTTAACACACATGAGCCATGCATTTGGAAACACCTCAAGCGAAGTTCGGCAGCAATTCGCAGTCTTTTACGATGTTTTCCAACTTCGCCGTCGTTCGCGTTTGTTGGCCGTAAAGAGATGTCGGCATGGTTTGCCGCTTGTCGGCAACGGTGCGCGACACGGGCCAACGTCGGCGGCAATTCAACGAGAAACGGCCGCGCTGGCGAGCGAGGCCGAAAGGATGCGGGTGGGAATCTATTCGCCGGCGGGAGCAACGAAATCTTTCAATTCCTTGAGCCGTTCGCAAAGGTGTTGCAGCGAACCGACGTGTTCCCAATTGATGGGATGGTCGGTATCGGGGGCAGGCATGTCTTCGACGATTTGGTGAAGGTCTTCGAGCAAGGTCAAAGCCCGGACATGCGCGGTGGTGTAAGCGTCTTCGGCTCGAGCGGTGTTCTTTGCCATGGTTGGGTCTCCGTTGTTGGAAAGGGGAAATGCGTCTGCGTTGACACACATGAGCCATGCGGTTTCAGACACAGCAAGCAGAGTTCGGGAAAGTCTTTGAATGTTTCCCGAACTCGCTTTCGCTTGCCGCGTTTAGCAATCGCGGCACGTTTCCCAGGCCCGTTTGCTGCCGTAGCAGATCTGGCCTCCTTCGACGATGTAGACGATCGCGTCTTCGGCGACGTCTTGGTCATCGAAGTATTCGCTGGGGTCGTCTTCGCTCGCTTCGTTCATCTCCGCGCCGCTGGTGATTCCGGCAATGCGGTTTTCAAAAGGCCAGTTCTCTTGCGTCATCAAACGCACTTCGGCGTCCGGCCCATGTACGTCGCGGTACTCTTCGAGCAATCCGATCAGTTGGTCGATGGTCATGTTTGTGTCTCCGTTGGGGTGAGTGGAAAACCGTTTCGTATGACCACACATGAGCCGTGCGTTTCAAAACACATCAAGCGAATCCAGCCAGTAATTCGCTGTCCTTTTGAATGTTTCTCGATCTCGCCGACGTGGCCCGAAACTGCGGCGTGTGTCGCGATGCAAACCAGTGGCCCGCTATTAGTCACATACGCCGTTGACGCGACACGATGTACACGTGCCCCCGTAAAACCAAAGAAACGCCGCGAGATACATCGCGACGTTCGTGGGGTGGAAGGTCGTCAGCCGTTAGACCGCTTGGTCGTATTTGCGGGCCAACTCAAGAAGTTTCTTTTTGACCGGCTTCCAATCGCATGTTTGTTCGGCGGAGGAAAGCTCGCCGAAGCGTTTGTTGCGAAGCTCGCCCTTGTACCAACCCTTGGTCCAACCGAGGCGGTAGAAGAGCCGGTTGAGTTCCGTTTCGCCGTGGCCGGCATCCGGTCGGTCCCAGCAACTCTTCGTGCCAGGCTTCTTGGCGTAGTCCCATCCGCTGCAGCGTTTTGTATTGAGGGCGATTTCTACCAAGCCCAAAATCATCTGGATGTATCCGATCAGTTTCGTTTTGTTGAGCGTTCCGGCGAAGGCGCGAATCTCGATCCGGTTTCGGCCGGCGGCCAAGTGCGTCAAATTCAAAAGGTGGTAGCGGTCTCGTTCGCAGCGGGTCTTCGCGGCGTCCTTGTTGCCGTAGCTTTTGATTTGTTTCGCCCAGTGGGTTCGTTCGCGGCGCTTGGTGCCGGTCGAAGCGTAAATGGCTCGTTCGTGGTTCGCTATCAGCGAAATCAGTCGGGCCAAAGCCGCGGCGTCGCCGTTCCAGGAAACCGTTACGTGCAGGCCGCAAGATTCGTTGACCCGCGCGCCGCGTTCTTTGATCGCGTCCACCGCGGTCTCTACGTTGGCGAGTCCTTCGTAGCCGCGAAGGACCGGCGATACGAACTCGCATGGTTTGCGTCCGGCCGGCGTGCGGATGCTGCCGTCGCGTTCTGCTTTCCAACCCGCGGGCAGCCAAGCGACCGGCAACCCGTTGTGGTATCCGCCGATCGGCGTGCGGTCGGTGCCGGGCATGTGGGTTTCGATTTCGATACCGAAGGCGATGTCGTTGGCGTTCATTCGTGTGTCTCCAAAAGGCGTGTAATTCGTTTCGTTGACACACATGAGCCATGCGTTTCGAGATACCTCAAGCGAAGTCCGGAAGTAATGTTTCAGTAATTCCCAGGTTTCTTTTCACCCGCACACGCCGCCACTTCTGGCCCAACGTCGCCGGCCCAAACATGCGGCCGACGATGCCAAACATGCAAACAAACGCGACAGTCGCCGACGTGTGCGGCGAGTCGCGAACCAACCCACGGATCCCGTCATGGAAGGCAAACGAGAGAATGTTGACCCCACGAAACTTTCGGTCGAGCAACTTTCAAAGTTGTTGAGCAACGCGTACCGCCAGCGCGTTCCAGAGAAACAAATCGCCGCCGACCTAGAAGCCGGTGCACCGACAAACGTTGACGGCACGATCAACTTGGTCGTCTACACCGCTTGGCTTTTACAGGAGATACACCGTGGCGACTGACCCGCGACGAATGAAACCGAGCGAGTGCTGCCGAACGCTCAATAGCACGCCGCTCGGTGAGGTGATTAACGAACGCCAGCTCTATCGCTATCGAACGCGAGCTGGCAATCGCATCGGAGACGGAACGCACGTTGACCTTCTCCGGTTTACCGCTTGGCTAGTCGAAGAACGCCACCGTCCGAAACCGCCGGCCGACGAGGATCCGTACGGCAAGGTCAAAGACAAAGCCCGCGCCCGCAATGCAGCGATCGCATTGGCCGGTCGCGACATCGGTGACTTGCCAGTGATCGAGGATCCGCGGCGAAAAGCGAAGGCCGCCAGTAGTTTTCGATACTTTTGCGAAGCCTATTTCTCGCTGACGTTTCATCTGCAATGGTCGCCGGATCACTTGAAGGTGATTGAGCGCATCGAAGAAGCGGTCGTTCGTGGTGGTCTGTTCTCACTCGCGATGGCTCGCGGTAGTGGAAAAAGTTCGCTGGCCGAGGTTGCGTGCATCTGGGCAGTGCTAAACGGTTACCGAGATTTCGTATGTTTGATCGGCAGCGACGAAGGCCACGCATGCGACATGCTCGACTCCATCAAAACGGAACTCGATGCCAATGAAATTTTGTTGGCCGACTACCCGGAAGTCTGCTTTCCAATTCAGGCGTTGGACGGAATCTCAAACCGAGCCAACGGGCAGCTCTATCAAGGCAAACGCACGCAAATTGGATGGACGGCGAAAGAAGTTGTCCTGCCAACCATCGCTAACAGCAAAGCGAGCGGTGCGATCATCAAAGTTGCCGGCCTGACCGGACGCATTCGTGGAATGAAGTTCAAGCGGCCCGATGGACGAACGGTTCGACCTTCGTTGGTCGTGCTCGATGACCCGCAAACGGACGAGTCGGCTCGTTCGCTTTCGCAATGTGCCAACCGCGAAGCGATCCTCGCCGGCGCGGTGCTCGGACTCGCCGGCCCAGGTAAAAAGATCTCGGGCATCATGCCCTGCACGGTCATTCGTCCCGGCGACATGGCCGACAACATTCTCGATCGCGACAAACATCCGGAATGGAACGGTGCGCGAACGCGAATGGTGAACTCATTTCCAACAAATGAAACGCTATGGGAACGCTACGCAGAAATCCGTGCCGAGGGTTTGCGCGCCGGCGACGGAGGCGCGGCCGGCACCGAGTTCTATCGTCAAAACCGCGATGCAATGGACGAAGGTGCCGACGTTGCCTGGAAGGAACGTTTCAACCACGACGAACTGTCGGCGATTCAGCACGCGATGAATTTGAAACTACAAGACGAAGCCGCCTTCTTCGCCGAATATCAAAACGAACCATTGCCGGAAGAACGCGTCGATGCCGACCAACTCACGGCCGAGCAGGTCGCTGGCAAAATCAACGGACTCGAACGACGCTGCGTTCCGATTTCGGCGAACCATCTCACCGCGTTCATTGACGTGCAGCAAAAGCTTTTGTTCTATGTGGTCGCCGCCTGGGAAGACGATTTCACGGGCTACGTTCTCGACTATGGAGCGTACCCTGATCAAAGCCGAGCGTATTACACGCTTCGCGATGCACGCCACACGCTGGCAACCGCCGCGGATGGCACGGGACTCGAAGGCAGTATCTACGCCGGCCTTGCATCACTCACCGAAGATTTACTCGGCCGTGAATGGCAACGCGACGATGGCGCGGCAATGAAGATTGGCAGGTGCTTGATTGATGCCAACTGGGGACACTCGACGAATGTGGTCTATCAATTCTGCCGGCAAAGCCCACACGCTTCGATCCTATTGCCTTCGCATGGTCGATTCGTCGGTGCGTCCTCGAATCCATTCAGCGAATACAAACGCCGCCCCGGCGACCGCGTTGGTTTGAACTGGCGAATCCCCAGCGTCCACGGGAAACGTGCAATCCGACACATCATTTACGACACGAACTGGTGGAAGTCGTTCACTCACGCGAGACTCGCGGTCGCAATGGGCGATCGTGGTTGCTTGTCCGTTTACGGAAACCAGGCCGAAACGCATCGCATGTTCGCCGAACAAATTACTGCAGAGTACTTCATCAAAACCGAGGGCCGCGGTCGGACTGTTGACGAATGGAAAGCCCGACCCGAACAGCCCGACAACCACTGGCTCGACTGCCTCGTTGGTTGTGCCGTCGCCGCTTCGATGCAAGGCTCGCTGTTGTTTGGCACCGATGTGGAACCAATCCGCCGACGCGAGCGAGTCAGTTTCAAAGAGCTGCAAAAACGAAAACGGAACTAAATCAAGCCTTTCTGAATATTCGCGTACAAGTCTCGCCTCCCACGGCATAGGTAACCAGGGATGAAGCAATGTTTCTAATCAAACGCAAGCCATGCCTGAAGAGTTGAAAGATGTAATCCGTGAGAACGCTGCGGGGCCTGCGAAGGCTTCGGGGGATGCGGGGTCGGTTGAGCAGCACAAGCTGACGGAGCAGATTGCTGCGGACAAGCATCTCGCTGGCAAGGACGCGGTTCGCAAACCCAATCGCGGTTTGCGTTTTAACAAGATCGTGCCGCCTTCGGCTGGCTGATCTTTCTTTTCGGTTCGCGATGAGCACAGGGCTGCCGGGGACGGCAATAGGATTACAACACGGATGTTGAAGATGTTGTCAGGGATTATCGAGCAAGCATGGCGCGGCGGAGCTTCCCGCTCTTCATCCGCGCCGGGACGCTCGCCCCGGCAGCCCTTCTTTTCGCGGCTTCGTGCGAAGTACGACGCCGCGAATACCACGCTCGACAACATGAAACATTGGGCGCGAGCCGATGGTTTGTCGTCAGCTGCAGCGAATAGCCCCGATGTGAGGCGAACCCTTCGCAATCGGTCGCGATACGAGGTCGCCAACAACAGCTACGCTCGCGGGATCACGCTGACCCTCGCCAATGACGTGGTTGGCACCGGGCCGCGTTTGCAAATGTTGACAGCGGATGACGCTGCAAATCGCTTTGTTGAACAAGAGTTCTTCGCCTGGGCCGAAGCAGTTGGATTGGCCGAAAAGCTGCGGACGATGCGGCTCGCCCGCGTTTCGGATGGCGAATCGTTTGGTTTGCTGACCAGCAACGAACGAGTTGACTCAACCGTGAAGCTCGACGTGCGGTTGATCGAAGCCGACCAAGTGGCTTCGCCGACGTTGGTTGCAGACCGCTCTCGCTACATCGACGGCATTCAGTTTGATGTCGACGGAAACCCGCTCAGCTACGACGTGCTTCGCGAACATCCTGGCGATGTCACGTTCACGATCGACGAAGAATTCGACACGGTGCCGGCATCCGCGGTGCTTCACTACTTCCGCTGCGATCGTCCGGGGCAGATTCGCGGCATCCCTGACATCACGCCGGCACTGCCTCTATTCGCACAACTACGCCGCTTCACGCTTGCCGTACTTGCCGCTGCCGAAACTGCGGCTGACTTTGCCGGCATCCTCTACACCGACGCGCCGGCCAATGGCGAAGCCGACGCTGCCGAACCGTTCGAGCCAATCGAACTTGAAAAGCGAATGCTGCTCACGATGCCTGGCGGATGGAAGATGGCTCAAATGAAGTCGGAGCAACCTTCGACCACCTACGCCGAGTTCAAGAAAGAGATTCTCAATGAGATCGCTCGTTGCTTGAACATGCCGTTCAATGTCGCCGCAGGGAATTCCTCGGGATACAACTACGCGAGTGGGCGTCTCGATCACCAAACCTACTTCAAGTCGATCCGTGTTGAGCAAACGCAACTTGCTCGCGTCGTTCTGGATCGCGTTTTGATTGCTTGGCTTCGCGAAGCCATTCTCATCGAGGGCTATCTGCCCAATTCGCTTCGCACGCTCGACTCCACGTTCGAGCATCAATGGTTTTGGGACGGGCACGAGCACGTCGATCCCGCCAAAGAAGCCAACGCCCAAAAGATCCGTCTCTCGAATCATACGACGACTCTGGCCATCGAATTTGCGCGGCAGGGGCGTGATTGGGAGACGGAACTCAAACAGCGTGCCAAAGAAGTGTCGCTGATGCGTGAGCTTGGTCTGTCGGCCAGCGATGAAATTCAACCCAAACCCTCAACCAAGGTCACGGAAGACAATGCCGAAGACACAGCACGCGCCGCTTGAAGCCGACGCCGAATCCGTCCCGAGTTCGTTGCGAATCGTTTGTGATGATGCGGCAACGATCACGCTCGCCGCGGCCGAAACGCCGGAAGAAGGCAAGCCTTCGCTACGTAAGTTCTCGATGACGGCTTACACGGGTGGCGCGATGCGATTGGGCGGCTGGCCTTATCCAGTCGTCGTCGACTTGGCTGGCATGCGAGTGACTCGCAAGTCGCGACCGATTTTGAAAGACCACGATCGGGGAAGCATTGTCGGACACACCGACGACATCGCGATCACCGACAAGTCGCTCGAAGTCGCCGGCGTGATCTCGGGCGTTGGTGCGACGGCTCAGGAAGTAATCGCGACTAGTGAGAACGGTTTTCCATGGCAAGCATCGCTGGGGGCGAGTGCCGACAAGGTTGTTTTCATTCCTGAAGGCAAGACAGCCAACGCCAACGGCCGCGAGTTCAAAGGGCCGGTCTATGTCGCTCGTAAGTCCACGCTGGGCGAGGTTTCGTTCGTCGCTTTGGGTGCTGACGACGACACCGAGGCTCGCGTCGCGGCCGGCTTGGCTGACGCCGACGAGCCAGACGATGCCGAAACCGATCCCACCGACGATCTCGAACCCGTCAACGCAAGTTTGAATATGAGCACGAAGCCAAAGACCGAAACCAAAACAGCGACCACCTCACCGGTCAGCGACATGCGTGCCGAGGCCGCTGCGGAATCTCGTCGCATCGCCGGCATTCGCAAAGTCTGTGCGGGCAATCACGCCGATATTGAAGCCGACGCGATTGAGCAAGGCTGGTCCACTACCAAAACGGAACTCGCCGTGCTGAGAAGCGAACGCCCCAAGGCTCCCGAACAGACGCAAAACTCACGACGATACAGTCGCGAGGTCCTTGAGGCTGCCGCCTGCCTGTCGGTCGGCATCGAAGAGAAGACGCTGCTGGCCAGCTATGGCGAAAAGACGCTCGACGCCGCCAACCCGCTACGTCACATTGGCTTACGTGAACTCGTCGCCGAGTGCGCTCGCATGGAAGGCATCGACGTGCCTCGCGTCTTTGGCGACGGAACGGCAACCATTCGTGCCGGTTTCAGTTCCATGAGCTTACCCAGCATCATGGAAAACGTCATGAACAAGACGCTGCTGGCGGCCTATCAAAACACGCCGATCGCCGCCTTCGATCTTTGCAGCGTCGGAACGGTCACCGACTTTAAGGAAGTGGCTCGATACCGTTTGCTTGGCACTGGCGGCTTTGAACAGGTTGCTCCCGATGGCGAATTGAAACACGGCAAACTGTCCGAACAGAAGTACTCGAACAAGGCTGACACCTACGGTCAGATCCTCACGCTGACCCGGCACGACATCATCAACGATGACCTGTCAGCGTTCATGGATATCCCGCGGCAAATGGGACGATCGGGTGCGGAGTCCATCGACGACTTGTTCTTCACGCTGCTGCTCAAGAACGCTGGCTTCTTCTCGTCCGCCAACGCCAACTTGCTGCAGGGAGCGGACACTAAGTTCGGCCCGGATGCACTGACCGTTGCCAAGACAACCTTCCGCAAGCAGAAAGCTGGTCCTGGCGGCAAGCCCAAAGATCAAAAGCCGATTAACATCCGGCCTGAGTACTTGGTTGTGCCGGTGGAGTTGGAAACTGAAGCTGAACTATTGATGGGTTCGTCGCAGTTAATGATCGACGCGCAAGGGTCGCCGACGAAAATTCCTGTCGACAACCCTCACCGCAACAAGTACCGGATCATCAGCACGCCACATCTGTCGGACAGCTACTACCCCGGTGCCAGTGCTGCCGCGTGGTATCTCTTCGCCAATCCGCAGGTGCTGCCAGCGTTCGAGATCGTGTTTCTGAACGGTCGTCGAACGCCGATCATCGAGCGAGTCGAGATGCCTCCGAACACGCTTGGCATGGGCTTCCGGTCTTACATCGACTTTGGTGTCAACAGCCAAGACCACCGAGCCGCTGTGAAAGTCGCCGGCGAGTAATCGCCTGCTGACGTTGACCTTCTTCTTTCACCGTAAACACAAAGTCCCATGCAAGCTCAATTCATTCACGACGGAAAACAAGTCGACTTTACACCCGATGTCGATGTCCCTGTTGGATCAATCGTCATTCAAGGTGATTTGGTAGGCATCACCAAACGTGATCTGAAAGCCGATGTGCTCGGCTCGATCGCTGTGGAAGGCGTGTTCGACATGCCCAAGGACCCGGCTGATGCGGAGACCTACACCGCTGGACAAAAGATTTACGCAACCACCGACGGCATCGTCACTGAAGTGCCCGATGGATCGGTGTTGCTCGGCAAGGTCATTGCTGACGCCGCGCCGACCGACAACTTCGTTCGCGTTCGCCTGAGCCAGTGATGACCACCTGTGAGCAACCCCATCATCGCACCCGTCGGGGCGATCTACGTCCACGACGGCGTGACGGTCCCGATCGTCACCGACGTTGAGATTCCGGCCGGCAATGTCGTTGTCCTTGGCAAGCTGGTCGGCGTCGCCAAGTTCGGCATCTGTGCCAACTCTCGCGGCAGCATCACCGTTGCTGGCGTATTCGATGTGGTCAAAGACCCGACAACCAACATTCCCGCCGGCACCATTCTTTACTGGTCCAAGATCAGTCACCACGTCATCAAAAACGCTTACGCACACTCGATGATCGGCATCGCGGTTGAAGACGCGCCACCGAGTTCACTGACCGTCAAAGTGAAACTGCTTCAGTAACCACCCCAACACGAGGTCCTCGCATGGAAGCGAAACTGCGCACGCTTGTCGTCGCATGCTTGCTGCTGATTTGCACGGGCTGTTTGCCGGAGGGCGATGTTCAAGTCCGCTCGCTTCCGGCACCTCCGCCCGAACAACCGATCGCCAATCTCCCCACTCAGTTGCATCAACGAAATTGGACGGGGCGTCTCAACCAAGGTAGCTGTGTTCACGCATCGCTGGTGAATCACCTTCGTTGGCTCAACGAGTTTGAACTCGGCGAGCGTTGGCGAGCAACCTACAGCGACGGTGAATGGGATTCACGATTGCGAAACCGACTTGATGCTGCGGACATCGACTACAGCTACACCGTCAAAGCGGATCCTCGTTTCCTTGACTGGGCAACGGCGACGCGGCGCGGTGCGATTCTGTGGTGGAAGCCGGCTCACTGCTGCACCTTCGTCGGCTGGGTCAATCGCGACGGCCGGCAATACGCAGCCATTCTCGACAACAACTATCCCGGCCGATTTGAACTCACACCGCGTGAACAGTTCGTGCGTCTTTGGGCCGGCTACGGCGGGTTCGCCCTGACGGTGATGGAAGACCCCGCCAGTTCCTTGCCCTACCGAAGCTACGAGGTCATTGATGAAAGATGAAATCCGAATCCGGCTGAGCGTCGGCCTGATTGTAGTCGCAGTGCTGCATGCGGTGATGCTCGGAGCGGTGTTCACGGCGTTGCACCGAACACCGGCGGCTAACACGAGCGATTCCTGGCGTTTGCCGCCGGCGCGGCCCACAAGCGAGGTTGGATCGCGAATCCAACAGTTGCCGCAACCTTCGCGTGTCAACTTGGAAGCACAGGGCGAGCTGAAACAGCAGTCTGGTTACTGCCCGCCCTGTCCGCCGAACACGATTCCCGCTGCGGAGCCGCATCGAATTGTGCAGCCCTATCGTGTGGTGCCAACAGCTCCAACGGTTCCAGCTCCGATCATCGTCACCCCCGCGTCGAGCAGCACGCGACCCGTGACGCCGCCCGAACAAGCGAAGAATCGCTATCAAATCGCCTTGTTCGTTGCCAGTGACGCCAAAAGCCAGCGTCTGCTTGACTGGTTCAACACGGACCCAAACCTGGTGAAGTTGAAATCGAAGTGTGCATTTCAGGTCTACACTGAATCCAATGCACTGTATCGAACGCGATATGCGGACATTGTCCCGGCAAATCAATTCCCTGTGGTGCTATTCCAGGACTCGACAGGCGGGCATGTTCATGCGGCCGGTCACACCATGTTGCCGTCAACTGCTCGTGAACTCTTCGACGATCTGCGTCACGGATACGAACTCTATCAACAAACGCGGCAGGCCCAACGAACCGGCGCGCTAAAGACGCGAGGCTATTCCTGGGACGCTGCGATCTCACCAACGATGCAGCTTTCGTCCGAAGACTGCCCCGATGGTTACTGCCCTATCGAACCCGTCGACAACACTTGGCGGCCGTTCGATCGGGATCGTGACGGCGACCGCGATCGACTCTTCGACCGAGACTCTAGTGGTCGCAACGCATTGATTTGGGCGGGAGCCGGTGAATTGGCCACCCTCGCGTTGATCTTTGTGGCGGTTCTGTTGCTCGGATTCATTCTCATCAAACGAGGCCTGTAAAACTCATGATTCTTGGAATTGCAACCGTCGTCGTCCTGGTCTTGGTCGCGTTTGCGATTTTGCCGGCGAAAAAGCGAGATCGCGACGCATCGACCCCGAACTTCGTTCAGTCCTTCACACGGCCAGCGAACTTTCGGCAACAGCAGCTTAGCGAAGAAGCAGAGGCGATCGCTGACGAATATCAACGTCGAGCTGATGAAGCCTGGCGTGAAGAGCTTGGCGCAAAGGCAACCGTCTTGTTTCAGACCAAAACGACAGCAGCATCGAAGCCCCGTAAATCGTGAGTGACATGCTGCATCGAGGCCAGTCTTGGTTAGCTGCAAAGCTGACCAAACATGCCTCGCGAGACGTGGTGTACCAGCGTGACGAAGTTTCCGTCGAACTGTCCGCCACGATTGGCAAATCAGAATACGAACAGGACGACGGCGAAGGCGTCATCACGCGTGCTCAAGTTCGAGACTTTCTGATTAACACGAAGGACTTGCTGCAATCCGACATCGGCACCTGGCCTCGCCGCGGCGATCGCATCCTCGAAACCGACGGTGACACGACATTCGTTTACGAGCTGATGTCAATTGGCAACGAGCCACCTTGGCGATACAGCGATCCATTCCGCGTCAAACTCCGCATCCACACCAAACTGGTTGACACGATCACATGACAGCAACGCCTGCAACCGTCATTCAAATTGCCGAAAGCGTCGTCGCGGAAATCAACACCGGCGACTTTAGCAAGACCAACCTCTCCGCTCAGCGACTCTACGTTCCCAACTTCGATCTCGAGGACATGAAGGAACTGCGAGTCACGGTTGTGCCTCGCGAGGTGGAATACCTCCCGCTCGATCGAGGATCGAACAAATACCATGCCACGATCGACGTCGCCGTCCAAAAGAAGTTCAGCAAGGGCGATGCCAAGGAAATTGACCCATTGGTGTTCTTTGTCGAAGAACTGGCCGACTACTTCAGGCTCAAACGACTCAATTCGTTCGTGGCAGCCCGCTGCGTTAAGGTCGAGAACTCAGTCCTGTACTCCTCCGAGCACTGGACCCAGTTCAATCAATTCACGAGCCTACTGACGTTGACGTTTGAGCTGGCGAAATGATGCACATCAGGGCTCGCGTGCGATTCACACCGGCCCAACTGAAAAAGAAGGTCAACCAAGCGACCTTCAAAAGCATGAATCATGCGGCCGGCACCATCCGGATGACCGCCAAACGATCGATCCGCAAACGCAAGAAACCATCCAACCCAGGATCGCCGCCCAGTTCACCGACTGGAATGCTACGTCGTGTGCTTCGCTACGAAGTCAATCGGGATCGCGGCGAGGCAGTCATTGGCCCAGTCAACGAGATTGCCGGCCGGCTGTGGAACCTGCATGAGTTCGGAGGCGTTGTCACCAAGCGACGCAAACTGAAACGCCATCGGTTTCGCGTTGGCGAATTCGGGCCGATCCGTGCAAAACAGCCCGGCAAGTTTGCCCGCATCAAACTGCTAACGATCGCCCAAGCCAGCCGAGCCACACGACTAATAGAAGAAGAGAACGAACGCCGCGGAGCCAGTAAACCACGCCGCTATCCCGCACGCCCGTTCATGAAACCTGCCCTCATTGCCAATCAAGCACGCCTGCCAAAGTTCTGGCGTGACTCGGTCAAATAGTCTCTCGACCACGGATGGAATCGAAACATGTCAGCAGAAGTGAAACTCGGTCTCGATGCCGTCCTGACGATCGACGGTGCCGAGATCAAGAACGTCAAGGATTTGACGGTCAATCTCGAGAAGGCCGAAGCCGACGCATCGACTCGTGACAACAACGGCTGGCGAGCCACAGTCGGCACTCTAAAAGACGCGTCGATCGAATTCACGGTGCTCAACAAGAACGGCGACACCGCGTTTGGGATGCTGCAAGGACTGTGGAGTAGCGGAACGCCGACTGACGTTGGCATTTCGGATGCTGGTGGTTCGCTGACACTGACCTGTGAAGTCATGAACTTCAATGTCAATCAAAACCTCGAAGAAGTGGTGTCGGCCGACGTCACCTTGAAGCCAACCCAATCTTCGTCTGGCAGCGGCATGAACGTTGGTGGCGGAACGCCCTAAGTAATCCTCGGAACGGAACTCCATGCAGAAATTCATTGATCGTCGTGGTCGTGTCTGGATCGTTGACATCGACAATACGACGCTTCGCCGCGTGAAGGCACTCACCGACGTGCGATTGCTGGACGCGATCGACGGCGACCTTGTCACGCGACTTTCCAGCGATCCGTTGTTGCTCGGTGATGTGTTGTTCGCGATCTGCAAACCGCAAGCCGATCAACAAGACGTTGACGACGAAGCGTTCGCCGAGGGACTGGCGGGCGACTCGATCGACGAAGCCTGCAAGGCATTGGTGGATGCGTTGGTCGCGTATTTCCCGGAGTCCCGCCGCCGCCTTCTGCGGAAGGCGGCCGACAAGCAGAAGATGATCGAGACGCGGGGATTGGAAGCGATCGAGAAGCGACTGGACGATCCCAATCTGGTGGACCGGATTGTGGAGGACCTGGAACGCAAGCTCGCGGTGCAGACATCGAGCGACTCATCATCCGACTCGCCGGCATCATCGGAGTCGACCCCGGACCACTGACGCTTCGGCAACTCGTCCAAATGGCCGAAGCGAAACGCCAGCACGATTGGCACATCGCATCGAGCGTCATGGCACTGACGGCCGAGATCAATCGCGATCGCAAACGTCGTCGAAAACCGTTTAAGCCCGATGACTTCAATCCCTACACGGTCACTCGACCGGTTCCAGTGAAAGCCACTGTTGAACAAGTCGCCCATCTACTCGGCGCAGTCTTCCAGCCCCGTGAGAACGAGTCTCCATGTCCCAAGTCCGAGCCGGATCCGCCTACGTCGAATTGCTGACCAAGGATTCAGCATTCGTCAAAGGTCTTCGATCCGCTCAAAAGCGATTGGAATCATTCGGTGCGTCAACGCGGTTGCTCGGCACCAAACTGATGGGACTCGGCGCGGCTGCCGCAACACCATTGGCCGGTAGCGTCGCAATCTTCTCCAACTTCGACGATGCCATGCGAGGCGTCGCCGCGATCACACAAGCGACTGGATCGCAGCTTGAATCGCTTCGCAATACGGCAAAGAAGCTCGGAGCAACCACCAGTTACTCTGCCAGCGAAGTCGCCTCGCTGATGACCGAACTCGGTCGCGCCGGATTCAAGCCGGAGCAGATCGAGAAGATGACGGCGGCCGTGATGAACATGGCCCGTGCGACGGGAACTGATGCGACGCAGGCGTCCGGCATCATGGCAGCGACGATTCGTCAGTTCGGAATGGAAGCCGGCGAAGCAACGCGGGTTGCGGATGGCCTGACCGCCGCGGCGAACAAGTCGTTCAACACGGTGGAATCTCTTGGCGAGGCTTTGTCCTATGCCGGCCCCGTCGCTGCCGATGCGAACATGAGTCTCGAAGAGACACTCGCGATCCTCGGTACGCTCGGCAATATGGGTATCCAGGGTTCATCGGCCGGTAATGCGATGCGTCGTTTGCTGACGATCAGTGCCGCCGAATCGGAGAAATTCAAAACCACATTTGGCGTCACGACCAAGGATGCGAAAGGCAATGCCCGATCACTCGTCGACATTCTCGGCGAAGTCGCTGCTGCAACCGAGAAGATGGGAACGGCCGAAAAGGCTGAGAAACTGAACGAGGTGTTCGGGCTGCTGGGCATCACCGCTGCCAGTTCGATTGGAAAGAGCGTGGCCGATACCCGCGAGTTGTATTCCGAGCTGCAAAAGGCTGGCGGGATCGCAGGCAAGACTGCTGAGGAAATGGAAGGCGGACTCGGCGGAGCGTTCCGAATCCTGAAGTCTTCCATCGAGGGCGTGGCGATTGCGATCGGTGAATCACTCGAAGGCAGCGTCACCACGATGGTGCAAGCCTTCAGCCGCGCCGCGTCAGGTGTGATCGAGTGGATCAACAAGAATCAGAAGATCGTCAAGATTGCCGCTGCGAGTGCCATCGCCATCTTCACGATCGGCGCGGCATTGTTCGCTCTTGGTTCGTTCGCTGCCGTTGCGTCGTTCGCGGTTGGTGGGCTCGCAACCATTTTCTCATTCATCGGTGGTGCCATCGGCGTCATCGTCTCGGCGGTCGGAATGTTGTTCACACCGCTTGGCCTTGTTGTCGCGGCGGTTGCAGCGCTTGGTGGCTACTTCCTCTACTCCACAGGAATCGCCGGCCAAGCAGTCGAGTATCTGAAAGGTCTATTTGAAACACTCAAAGCCGACACGCTCGCCGCCTTTGGTGCTATCGCCAACGCGCTAGCTGCTGGTGACATCACTGCGGCGACCGATGTGCTGTGGACCTACTTGAAACTCCAATGGGTCAAAGGAACGAGCTACATCAAAGGTATCTGGGCGGACTTCACTCAATATATCTCAGACGTGTGGGCCGACTCCGCCTATGCGATCGGGGATGTTCTCATTGGTGCCTTGTCCGGGCTCGCTGGCGTATGGAACAGCACGCTCGGATTCATGGCAGACGGTTGGACGATCCTCACGTCCGCCGTGCAGAAGGGTTGGAACAACACAATTGGGTTTCTTAAGAAGGGATTCCTAAAACTTCACGAACTCGTTGACATCGCCGGCGACGTATCGGTGCAGATCGGCGGAGTGCTCATCAACGCATTGGCCGGCGTTGAGAACGCTTGGGTTGAAACCGTCGATTATCTTGCCGACACATGGACCGTGTTCGTTGGTCAAGTGAAGTCAATGTGGAACTCGACCGTCGGATTCTTGAAGAAAGCTTGGATCAAGCTCAAAGGCCTGTTCGACGACGACATCAATGTCGACGTCGAAATGGCGAAAATTGACGCTGACACTCGAGCGGCCGATTCTGCCGAGGAACGACAACGCCAGCAGGCGATCATCGAGCGCCAGCGTCGCCGGTCCAAACGCAAGGAGCAGATCGAAGCCAACCGCGTAGAAATGCAAAAGGGCATCGCCGCACAACTCGAAGCGCGACGCAAGGCTCGCGAAGGTCAAGACATCGACGCCGACATGCGGGCGATCGACGATGAGACCGACGCAAAGAACGCGGTTGTCGATCAATCCAAGGAACAACAGCTCCGCGAAAACGATGCGGCGCAGAACAATCGCCAACAAATCATCGACGACACGACCGTCGGGGTGCAACGGACGCTCGATCAAATGCGAGCGGAAGCGAAAGCGGCACGCGAGGCTGGGCGACCAACCCTTGAAGATCGCAACAAGGAACGCGACGATCAAATCGCAACCGCGCAGGCCGAGTTCGATGCTGCGGTGCAACGAGCCAACAACGCGACGGCCCCTTCCGATGCTGAGCCGAAACCCGACGAGGCCGCTCCGCCGGAACCACCAGTCGCTCCGCCCAAGATACCTGAGCCCGGTTCAGTCGACATTCCCAAGGTCGATCTCCCCGGCATCGACGATCCCGAGTTGCAGCCCCCCAACGCGAAAGACCTACGTCTCGACCTGAACCCAAACGCTCAGGCAGCGATGGATCAGTTCGCTGACGGTCCCGAAACTGATCGAACCGAAGTCGCCGGCAATTTTGATGCGAGAGGTTTGGGGCTCGGCAGTGGAGCTTCGACGATTCCGCAACGGGCTCCTGAGCCACTCAAGAAGCTGGAGCCGATTGCCGCTGAGAACGATTTCGTAGAAGTCATCGTTGCGCCGCAGTTGAGGTTGGAGCCTGAACAAGCCGACGATCCGATCGTGAGCGGCGAGCAAGACAACAAGGTCATCGCCGAGAACCCAGTCGATGTCCCGTTCGATCTGCCAGAGCCTATGAATCAGTCCGAGCCGACTGATCTGGAATCCTCACCGACGCTGGACGTTGCCGCGATTACCGAAGCATTCGCTTCCGTTGGACGTTCACTTGCGGCGTTTGACTCTGCGATCACAAACAGCACTTCGCAATTGCAATTACCTGCGACGTCCGGTGGCGAATTTAGCGAGGACATGAAACGTGCAATCATCCAAACCGCTGAGAACACTCGACGCCTTGTTGAGCGTTCGCAGTCGGGAGGATTGGTGTTTAGCTGATGTCAATATCTACTGGTGGATACGACTTCGAGGTCGCGGCTCTTTCCGAAAAGGCCTCACGCGGTAAATCACACTCCGACTTCACTTCTTATGTTGCGACGAATGGCGGGGCTGTCGATCCGGCCGCAGCTGCGAGTGCTTTGTATCAGTACTACAAAGCGAATCACAAGGAGCTGATCCCGTATCTGCAAATCGACTCGGAGTTCATCAACCAAAAGCATGCTCTGGTCAGCGTCACGATCAACAAGACCAAGCTCGATCCGGTTTCATTCAGTACAACGGGAGCGACAACCCATCTGAATCAGTCATTGCAGACTCGAGGCATCTACTCCGCGCCGGGGATCGCGGCTCCCGTCTATCACGGAGCGATCGGCGTCAGCGATTCTGGCGTTTCCGGAGTCGACATCACGGTTCCAGCGTTTGAGTTCTCCGTTCGCAAGAAGTTTGAGTTCGTCTCGACGGCTTATCTGCTTGCGATGGTGTCGATGACCGGCCGAGTGAATTCGACAGCGTGGTCAATCTTCTCTCCTGGCGAAGCGTTGTTTCTCGGTGGCGAAGGAGGCGAGGATGAGCAGAACTGGGTCGATGTGACTTACCACTTCGCCGCTCGTCCGAACGAGTTCGCGATGACGGTTGGAAACATCTCCGGGATCAGCAAGCAGGGTTGGGACTACTTGTGGGTTAAACACGGCGAGAAAGTGGTCGGCGATCGCGTGCTGCAAGTTCCTGAGGCAGCGTACGTTGAACAGGTCTATCACGGAGGAAACTTCAACGTGTTGGGGATCAGCTAGTGACCCGACGCGTAAAACCAGGCGATCAGTTTGCGATCACCGCCGCTGAATACAACCGATTGCTTGTTGCTGCCGAAGCCTCTCATCGCAATCGGCTGCCAGGAGGAGGTGGTCCTCGCACGCATCTGCGAAACGCCGCAACCGTTCGCGTTCACAACCTATCGGCAACCACGGTTCCGATTGGCGGAATCGTCGGCTTTGAGTCGCCGCTGACCGATCCGACCGTCGGGCCAATGGAACTGGCCCGCTTTGTTCGCGACGCAACGATCGAGTGCGTGCGCCCGACCGAGGATGAACACACAGGTCGCGTTGGGGTCGCCATCGAACCGATCGCGGAAGACAAGGTCGGCCGCGTGGTGTTCGATGGCGTGGTGGCCGCGCGAGTCAACGTCGTCAAGACTTGGCATAAGTTTGCAGACGTTGGCGAATCGGCCGGTGACACGCTGCAATCGAAACCAGATGGATCGGCACAGATTCTGTGGCGACGTGACCTTAACCAACTCGGTGACCAATGGGCAGTCGTTCGTGTCGGGCGGCCTGCTGATCCGGTTTACCTTGTCGAGGTTCCGACCGGCGGTATCGCTGGTCGCCGAGGAATGCGGACGGGCAGTGCGGACTGCGACCTCTATCAACTCGATAAAGCGGGCGAGATCGAAGCGGTCACCGATCCGGCTGGGGGCACAGTACGAATCACCGCTCGGAATCACTCGGCGCAGCGTATTCGCGGACCGATCGCCGATTCGCCAAAGCAATACTTGGAAGTTCAGTTCGACGGTCAGCGATCCTGGGTGATCGACCCGCCAAAGCAAACGCTTCTCTGCAAACCCGCAAAACGTATCAAAGCAAAGTCGTGGGGAACGGCTCGTGAACTTCGATTTGATGGCGGATGGAAACCGATTGGCCCTGCCGTCTCGGTTTACAACGTGTGCGACTACGCGTTGCTGGCGAGCCAACAGATCGTCTGCCACTTTCACGAAGACACATCGGCGTACTTGACGATTGGTTGCCGTTGCTGCGATGGCAGCAGTAGCTCGAGCAGCTCATCAAGCTCCAGCAGTTCGTCGAGTTCAGGTTCCAGCAGCAGTTCTAGCAGCGATTCTTCTTCGAGCAGTTCTTCATCGTCGCCCTCGTCATCATCTTCATCCTCGTCATCGGGAAGCTCATCAAGCAGCAGTGGCTCGTCGAGTAGTTCGAGCATGAGCAGCTCAAGCTCATCGAGCATGTCGTCGAGTTCCAGCAGTTCACTGTCGTCATCCGGCAGCAGTTCCTCTGGTACTAGTTCGTCTAGCAGCGGATCCTCCTCCTCATCGACCGGCAGCCCGTCGTCTTCGTCGTCTTCAAGCAGTGGTTCATCATCGAGCAGCAGTTCCGGCAGTTCGTCGTCTTCGTCAAAGTCATCTTCGAGCAGCGATTCTTCCTCCGACTCGTCGTCATCCGACAGCAGCGATTCCTCCCTCAGTTCATCTACGTCTAGCAGCAGCGAATCGAGCGACAGTTCAAAGTCTTCATCGAGCAGCGACAGCAGTAGTCAATCGAGCGATTCGTCGGACAGTAGCGATTCAAGCACATCGACAAGTCTGCCGAGCGTAAGCAGTTCATCCAGCTCCGATGGTTCATCGTCAGCATCGAGCGATTCATCCGGAAGTTCATCAATTTCTCAATCAAGCGATTCATCCAACAGCGAGTCCAGTGACTCGAGCGATTCGACCAGTCTGCCCAGCGTCAGTGGTTCATCAAGCTCCGATGGGTCGTCGTCCGGATCGAGTGATTCGTCAAATAGTTCGTCCAATTCCCAGTCCAGCGACTCATCGACAAGCGAATCGAGTGATTCCAGTACGTCGATCAGCATGCCAAGTGCGTCCGCGTCCAGTTCATCGGCAAGTGCGTCTTCGTCGAGCGATTCACATTCAAGCGACTCAGGTTCGTCGAGCGATTCGTCCGCCTCACAATCGAGTGAATCAACCAGCACGCCATCCATTAGCAGTTCGCAATCGTCCGCATCCGAGAGTGTGTCTTCCGCTAGCGAATCATCGACATCTGAATCCAGCCAGTCTGAATCAAGCACATCCGAAAGTGAATCACGTAGCGAGTCCGGATCGGAGAGTGCGCCTTCGTACAGTTGGAATTCGTCGACAAGCAGCCAAAGCGACTCTGAATCAAGCGGTTCCGAATCGGAATCCCAATCGCAATCAACGTCCGATTCCACATCGCAATCGGCAAGCGAGTCGGGAAGCGAATCCCAAAGTGAATCCCAAAGCGAATCAAGCATCGACCGAAGTTCGGACTCACAAAGCTACTCAGCGAGTGCTTCAGCATCGTACTCGGACAGCGCCTCCGCCAGCGAAAGCCAAAGTGGTTCTGCATCAGGCAGTGAATCAGGGTCAGGCAGCACAAGTGCATCCGAATCAGATAGCCGCAGCGGATCTGCTTCCGATTCACGATCAACGAGCGGGTCGGAATCCGGGAGTGACTCACGAAGTGATGACTCCACCAGCGTGCCTACATCATCCAGCGTCTCTGAATCCGATTCAACATCGCGGTCGACGAGTGATTCGGGCTCAGAAGGCTCTGACAGTGATCGGCCAAGTGCGAGCGACGATCCTAGCGTCGGTGATTCATCTGGAAGCGATAGCGATCAACCATCCGAAAGCAACGACTCGACATCCGGCTCAGACCCACCCAGCGACGGCTCCGATCGACCCAGCGAACGTGCGTCCGATAGCAGCGACGGCTCCGATCGGCCGAGCGAAAGCGATTCAACCGAGGAACCTTCCGAAGACAGCAGTGGATCAAGTGAACCTTGCAACAGCACCTGGATTTGGTCGTGCGGTTGGGAATTGGTGAGCAGTGATTGTGAAGACCCTGGCGATCCACCGAGTTCGTCTGGTTCATTCGATGGAGCAGTAGCGGGGATGACAGCATGATGCATTGCCCACATCTGACACCTGACAACCAATGCGAAGTGGCGTGCCAACTCGCTGGATGCCGCGTGCAAACGACTCCGGCCGCCTGTAACGCATGCCAAACCAACGACAACCCGTGCGCGATCAACGTCGTCACGATCGGCATGGCATTGGTCAACAAGAAGCGGCGCAAACAAGACATCACCGAGTTGGAAGCACTGCTTCGCAACTACATGCCGGACGACGATCTGATGCCGGCGACGTTGAAGATGAGCAGCTACCGGCCAGGCCCCGGCAACGAACTGAAAAAGATGATCGCTTGGTTTGCCAAGCCGAGCGAAACGTGCAACTGCGAAACCCGCGTCGACACGATGAACGACTGGGGTGCCGATGGATGCCGCCGAAACATTGACACGATCGTCGATTGGTTACTCGAAGAAGCCCAAGCAAGAGGACTCCCGCATGGAAGGTTTACATCAACAGTCGCCCGCAGTCTCGTCAGCACTGCCATCCGCAAGTACGAGCGAAAGTTCCCCGAAGGGGCACCCGAACCAGACCAAGACGATCCGGAGGACGAATTCGATCGTTGAACGTTGCTTCTTGATGAACCTCGATCGACGCGATGATCGGCTGCGTGACTGGATGCGGCAGCTTCCCGATCCGTGGCCTTTCCCCGAACCCGAACGATTTGCCGCGATCGACGGCCGGCGCGTGGCCACGCCCCCGCAGTGGCGGGCTGGGAACGGAGCGTGGGGGTGCTACCGATCTCACTTACTGATTCTCGAAAAGTGTTTGCTCGAACACATCGACTCGTATGTCGTCTTTGAAGACGACGCCGGTTTCGGCGATGACTTTTGCGAACGACTGCAGCAGTTCACTGCGGAATTGCCGGCTGACTGGGGCATGGCGTATCTCGGCGGCCAACATTTATACGCCGGCAAGAACCCGCCGCACAAGGTCAGCGAACACGTCTACCGACCTTACAACGTGAATCGCACGCACGCGTTTATGGTGCGAGGACGCGAGGCGATGAAAACACTCTATCGCCATTTGACTTGGAACGACTGGCACACCAAACATCACATCGACCACCACCTCGGTCGTTTGATCCAGCGACGCTACCAAGCACTCGTGCAAGGTAAGAACATCCAAAAGGAATCTATCGCGGTTTACACGCCCGATCGCTGGCTCGTTGGACAACTACCGACCAAATCAAACATCTGCGGACGGAAGTGGAGTCAAACTCGGTTCTTCAATGACGCCAAGAACGCTGACCATTCGGACGCACCGTTCTTTGCGGTGCTTGGACCGCACCGCGCCGGCACGTCGTGTGTCGCAATGGTGATGCATCACCTGGGCGTTCACATGGGTAACCAACTCGGTGGCTACGAGGCGACCGGAGGCGGCGAGGCAGTTGGGCTGGCACAGCTTTGTGAAAAGGTGATGCGTTTCCCGGCGACGGACCCGAATGTTAGCGACGACCAACTGACTCAAATGCTCAAGTCGTGGATCGTCAGTCGCAAATCGGAAGCCAATCGCGACAAGACAGTCGCCGGCGCGAAGTATCCGCATCTATGTCGCTTCGTGAATCACCTTCACGCCGGGCTGGCCGATTCACTGCGAATCATCTCCGTCGAACGAGACATCGAAGCGTCCATTCGTTCGCTGCAGAATCGTAGCGAGAAACATCGTGGCCAATGGTTCGCGGCGAACGACGAGGACTGTGAGGTACTTCAACGCAGTCTCCGCGACCACCGAGACAACTTCATCGCAGACCATCCCGACGTGCCGGTGTTCAAGATCGAGTTTGCCGAGTTGGTGACGTATCCCGAGGAAGTGATTGGCAATCTGATCGAGTTTCTCGGCATCACGCCGACTCCGGATGAAATCCAGTCTGCGATCGAACACGTCAATCCAGATCTCCGGAAGTTTGGGTAAGCATCATGGCAAAAAGTATTTCAACGGCAGACATCACGTTCTGCATCAAGACGATTCACCGGCCTTGGTCGTGCCATCGGCTGGTCCAGTCGCTGCGCGATCATATCGTCGACCCAACGATCGTCGTCGTCGACGATGGTCGCCCAGAGCTTCGCTTCAGTGCGAAGTATCCCGAAACCGCCAAGCATTGCACGGTCATCAACCTGGATCGGCACGATGTGGGCGTCGGAGTCGGACGCAATGCGGCGATCGATGCTGCGCAGACCGAGTACATCTTTCTGCTCGACGACGATCACGTCGTTACGGCGGATTTTCACATCGACCGCGTTTGCGAGTACTTCACGACGAACGAACTCGACATTCTCGCCGTCCGACAAGGTGGAGGCGGTCGACCCACGATGCTTTCGCCGCTGATGAACGGCAAACGCATCTGGATGCACCGCGGCGAAAAGAAGCGTGTTGGCACTGTTGCCTGGTGCGACATGGTCAGCAACGCATTCCTCGCTCGCAAGGAAACGATCGCTACGCTCCGTTGGGATGAAGCCCTGAAGACCTACGAGCACTGGGAGTTCTTCTACCGAGCGAGTCACCTCGCCAATCTGCAAATCGCGGTCGCCACCGATTGCTCCGTCGTCCACGCCCATGTCGCCGGCACTGGCTATCGTGACCTGCGGGGCAGAGCCAAGTTCCGTGCGATGGGCCTTCGCAAACACGGTTTCCATTCATTGCGATATCCAGGAGGTCAAATCGTCCGTGCGTAATCAAGCCACTTTCTGCATCAAGACGATCCATCGCCCGCATTGCTGTGCGGAGCTCGTTCGCAGCATCTACGACCACTATGGTGATCACCGTCCGCTGATCCACGTCCTCGATGACGGTAAACCGGAACTGCGATTCTCGGCCGTTTGTCCAGACGAAGCTGCCATGGTCGATCGACTGATCGAGACCAAATACGACATCGGCCTTTCCGCCGGTCGCAACAGATTGCTCAATTCTGGCGACACGCCGGTCGTTGTCTTCGCCGATGACGATCATCTCGTGACGAATCAAACGCGATTGCCAGAGCTGATCGCGACGCTCAATAAACATCACGATCTCGATCTACTGGCGGCGCTCAGCAACAACGACGAACGTCCTCGCATGTTGCGTGTCGACGGCAGAACGCTGCGGATTGCCTTCGGCAGCTACCGACAGCGGCGTTCGATTCGCTGGTGCCATTACGTCGGCAACTGCTTTGTCGCCTATCGCGACATCCTGCAAGCGATCCGCTGGGACGAGTCACTCAAGGTCGAAGAGCACTGGGACTTCTTTTGGCGAGCAAAGATCGCCGGCATGAACGTCGCAGTCGATCTAAATCACTCGTTCAAACATGAGCACGTTGACCCGCCCGGCTATCAACGACGGCGACCGGAGTTCCTGAAGGCCGGATTGGACAAACACGGATTGGAGAAAGTCATATGGAAATGAAACGAGTGATCGCGGTCCTCGACTTGCCACCACGGCGAGCATCGCAAAATGTGCGCGAAAGCTGTGAGGCTGCCGCGAAACGATGGGATGCGGAAGTGCTTTGGATTGACGAGCACCTTCAACCGGTGCATCCATTCTGGCAGAAGATGTTTGTCTGCGATCACGTGCATCAAAAAGCGGGGCCGGCGCACGTGCTGCAACTCGACAATGACATGTTGATCCGATCGGACTGTCCTTCGCCGTTTGATTTGTTGACGCCGAAGCAATTTGGAATGGTTGCCGAGCGTCAGTCTGCAAACAATCGCATCGACAATGGCGGTTGGCAGCAGCGGGCGCAAGAGATTTGGGCGAAGCGATGCGGTGTGCCGCCGGCACCGACATGGCTTCATCCGAACGGTGGACTCTATCTGTATGGCTCAGAAATGTATGGCCCGATGTTCGCTCGCATCATTAGGCATTTGATTCCGACGTGGGGTGCCAGCGATCAGGCCACCGACGAGTCGTTGATCGTCAACCAACTTTACAACGACCATCCGGGCTACATCAAATTCTTGCCGCCCGATTTCAACGTCAGCATGGTCTACTCGCCTGCCTGGGCCATCAATCCGGTCATGCAATCCTACGTCTACCATTTTGTTGGTCGCTCAAAAGCTCACATTGATGCCTGTCATTGGCAACGTCGCGTACCACCAGAACTGCCATTTCCGGGCAATGCTGAAACGCAAGATCTGATTCAACGATGGGGAAATGATCCACCGGCTGAATATGACATCGGGCCGATCTTCACTCCACAACTCGCCGCGAACCTGCTGGCCATCTATCCAGATTTGATTGTCACTGGTCAATGGTCAGACGAACCACACCAATTGGATCGACGGTTGTTCAGTCATACCGAGACCGGTTCGTCGCATTTGGTGCTAACCCGTTTTCTGTTGCAGCTTGGCGTCAACGCCCGGCGCTTTCGACTTCGCGTTAAGGAGGACGCCAATGCAACGCCACAACTTGCCGGCACTTGAGTATCACTTGGCCCACGGTTGCAATCTGTCCTGCCAGCAATGCAGCCACTACAGCGACCATCATTTGCCCGGCGCGATGCCCACGATCGAGCAAGCCGATGCCGACTACCAGAAATGGTCGCATCGGCTGAAGCCGACTCGGTTCGCGTTGCTCGGCGGCGAGCCTCTATTGAATCCCGCCATTTTGGAACACATCAAGCTCGCTAGGCAGCATTGGGACAGCGACTTGATGTTGGTATCCAACGGGTTCTTCCTGCATCAGTTTCCCGAACTGCCGAAAGTGCTCGTGGAAACGAACTGTCGACTCGAAGTCAGCCAGCACGGAATACACGATGAATATGTCAAACGATTCCGCGACGTCAAACACCTCGTTTGGCGCTGGCGAGAACAGTTCCCCGGCATTCGCATCAAGATACGACAATCGCACCGCGGCTGGATGCGTCAATACAAGGTGACGAATGGCAAGCCAATGCCGTTCAACTCCAAGCCCAACGCCGCGTTCAAAGTCTGCATGCAAAAAACTTGCACGCAGCTCTACGAGGGCAAGCTTTGGAAATGTCCTGCGCTCGCCTACTTCGCCAAGCTCGAATCCAAACTGCGCCTTCACGATCTGTCTCAGTGGCAACTCTTCCGCGACTACCAAGCGTGTTCAGCAACTGCCACGGATGAAGAACTGCAAACCTTCATCGAAACCAAATCCATTCCGCAGTGCGGCTTGTGCCCCAGCAAACGCACCGCATTCTTCCATCCCGATCCTCTGCAACGGAGTGCCCTGCAATGA